GATCAACCACTGCACCGCTGATATTGCTACCCATTGCGGCCTGCAACATTTGTGGCGTTATACCAGATGAAGTTGCGTTAGTAGGAAGTGGGGAACAAACAATTTTGCCTTCTTGCAATGGTGTCAATACGTCAGCACCTGCATCATGGCTGTATTTGATAACGTCTTTGGCAGTGCAAAGGCTTGGATTTGACGTACCTGATCCACCGCCAAGCGTGCTCAAGGCACTAGCACCAGCACCAGCGGCGGCAGTAGAAGATCCACTCAGACCAGATGGTGTAGCACCACTGGAAATGTTTTTAAGCTTGCCAAGACCTGCAGTTTTAACTTTTTTATGGCCTGCTTTTTTAGCACCTTTGATTTTAGGAAGCTTTAAATGTGGGTTGGAAGAACAACAACCACATGCACAGCATGAGCAACATGCGCATGAACAGCATCCTGCACAACTGCAAGAAGATAAGCATGAATCAGCGCAAGAAACACAAGCATTGCATGCAGTGCAGAATTCTTTCATCGTTGCACATTCTTGATTTGCTACGCATGTTTCATTGGAGATGCAAGGATTTGTTGTGGCGTTATCTGATGCCAAGCATTGAGTTTGTGCGGCACATGTATCAGCAACAGGTGTAGATTCAGGCAAACAAGTGCCAGTAGCTACGCATGAAGTCGTTGATGGTAAAGCTCCAGCACATGGAGTGCATACGCCACCAGTAGATGACAGTCCTCCAGTATCTGTTGGAGCACATACTTGAGCACCTGCAGAAGCCGTGCAAACACCACCTGTAGGGGCGCAAACACTAGCAGTAGGTGTAGAGCAGTACCAGCCATTGGATACTGATCCGCATCCAAAGCACTGAGCACCGTTAAAGCATGAAGGAGCACTGCTTACGCAAACACTTGCACCAACGCAACCTTCGCCTGCACCGCAGAAACCTCCAAAGCAACCCATTGCACCTACGCCTTGAGTAACTGCAGATATTGCGGCGCCCTCTAAAGCTTTTGTGGCACAACCAGTGGTTGCATAGGTAATTGTTCCGTTAATCAACGGGATTAATTCAGGATTGCCAGTTGCGACTGCGGCTATATCTGCAATCGCAGTTGTAGGGTTTTGAATAACGCTACAAACAACAGAACCTACATCACTAACAACAGTACAAACTGCATCACTGACTGCAGAAGCTACCGAACAAAATGCATCTGAAACTGCTGAAGCTACTCCACCCATATCAGGCTCCTAAATTTAAAATGACTCTAGTCTCGCCTGACTTGAGTTGTTGAGTTTTGTATCCCATGCCCGGCATTGGAGGATTCATTGAGATAATTTTAAAAATATGCAAAATGGCTGGATCTTCAAATTGAGTCACTAAATTTTTTAATCCCAAAACTCGACGTGCATAGACTACAAATAGTTTTCCATTGTCGACAAAGTTAGCCCCAGTATCGGCATTAAATGCTTTGAAATAAGCGGCATCATCTTTTCCGGGAATGACTTCAAACAGCGTATTGCCAAACTGTTTTGTTTTTACATTTTTGTTTGACAACTCAGCAATAACTGCTGGTAGCATCACTTTTAATGGCATTTTTTGAGGAGTACTCTCCAAATAGCCCATGACTATCTGCCCAATGTTTAATTTACGCTGTTTAGAATCAACAATCATTTATAACTCCGTTGAAAGCACAGCGGCAGAATAAACATTCCCCATTCCTGAAGCCACACTCAAAATCATCCCGTCGGGACTAAGTGCATCTTCAGACAGGTAGCGTGAATCACTAGCCGTTCTGTTCAAAATTTTAGGCACTACGCCATAGTTCAAATCATCCAGCAAAAGGCATGTTTCTAGCAAGCCGCTCGCTCCCATCGTGTGCCCTATCTTTGGTTTGTAAGATGTGGCTACAAAATCATTAAAAATACTCTCAAGAGCGAACTTTTCTGCCACATTGTTAGACTTTGTGCCAGTTCCATGCGTTTTGACTATTTTAATTTGAGTTGGGTCAATTTTGCTAATGGCTAGGGCTCCATTGATCGCTTTTTGATATCCTTCGCCATCTTCCTTTTGCCCAATGGCATTTGTATGGTTTTCACTTGCGGTATAGGCACCCATCAATTGAGCCATAGGATCAACGGCAATACGCTCGCTTTCAAAGATTGCGAGAACTGCACCTTGACCTACGTGAAATCCTCCATTAACCTCATCAAAGGCTGATGGCGTGATGCCCTTCATTTCGTCTTTTAAACTGAGACTTGCCTGCGCTTCCCCGAAGAATTCCAGTACCGAGTTCGATACAGCGTCCTCAAAGGACAAAACAATTACCCGATCAAAGCCATAGTAATTAATCAGGCTCTGCACATCCATCATGGTTTTTAGACTGCTGGCGCAGGCCGTGGCGTCAGTTGAGATGTATTCAATCTCACCGAATGCCTGAGCTGTTCTTCCGGCGTAAACCTGAGTCAGAGTAAAAGGCAGGAATTTATAGGCGTAATTGAGGTCATTTTCAGGGATCTTGCGTGGGTTGATTCCAGCAAGGTGACCATTGCCAGCCGCCAAAATAAAAGCCGTCTTCGCAGGTTTTTCACGAATTTTTGTGATTAATTGCGGATCAAGGACTTTTTCAGCCAGTTTATGGGGCGGATAGATCATTCCCAATTTGGCTTTGTTGTAGGTTTCAGGGAACCAATTGACCTTTTGAGGGTAACTAAGATTCTCAATTAACTCGACATGAGTAGTTGATGCTGTTCTGTAGTCGGTCAAGTAGATCATTGAATTTGCTCCAAAGCCCATTCCAATGATTCAGGATCACGACGCTTATGCTGTTGGATCTGATCATACATTTCTTGCATGGTCGTAGGATTCATCTCCTTGGCGATCTCATCAGGAATATCGTAGATCATCGCCATAAACATGCCAATCATGATCATGTCCAAACTGTCAAAACATGAATCCACGAATCGCAGATCCATAGTGTCAATTGATACAAAATCGTGATGAGCTGGTCGAGCCACTCTTGCAACTGCATTAAATAAGTCTAGGAAGTTCATTGTGGGCTTATCGACATGATGTTGACCATCTGTGTCGCCCACTCTTGCCAGTTTTCAAAACCACGGGCGTCAGGCACCCCTGATTGCACAAAATATCCGATTCCATTGAGTCCGTCCACCCAAGTTCTCCAGTCTTTTTCGTCCACATACCCCAATTGATTGGGGGCAAATAACTCAGCCATCAGTTTGCAGTACTGATCCCAAGTCATCCCACGGGGATCGTAACTAATCATTACGGATTCCCGGTACCACGAACATCTCCAGCTTCTACGCTTAATACTACTCGACCCATGAAGTAAGTGCCGTTTTGCGTATTGCTTGAGAATCTGATTCGCATCTCACGACGCTGTTCTTTCATGTCTATTTTAAGTGTAGTCGGACTAAAGGTATATGGTTTTGATACCTGATCAGTATCGTCGGCATAACCCTTACCAGTGATGGTGACTGTCATGTCGCCAACTTGCTGGAAGTCCGGCTCTATTCTTTCTACACGTGTCCAATTATTGTCGCCCGGCTGTTGAGCATTACCCACTAATCCAACGCTTTGACCCAAGACGTTTGTCTCGAAATACGATGGAATAGCATTGACGTTTCTAAGGAATACCTCATCAGTTCCCTGTTCATGCACCCACAGAGTGTATCCGTCTGCAATATTGACTTGATTGCCAGCCCAAATAGGCTTTTTAAATACTTCAGAGAATGTACCTGCAGAACGAGCGGCACCTTCGGCAGAGCCTGCGTCATACCAACACTTTTCACGCACGTTAAAGATAATCGCATCAGTACACTCGGTAGCATCGCCACGAGGATAGAACCACCAAATTTCACCCCAACGTGGAATCTTTGAAACCCATACTTTTTGACGTTGATCAGTATTGACGTTGTCAAAGAACCAGTTGAGGTTTTGAGTATTTGAAACTTCTTGCACAACACCGTTGTACATCAAGAAGCGATCCACACCGACCCAGTAGAAAATACCGTCATATTCGATGACGCATGAGCTAGATAGGATAGATGACTGTTGAGTGATGAGGTCGTACTTCCAGTAAAGCGTAGAAGTGCCCACAGTCTGCGGAGCATAGGTCACCCGTACCACTGAGTCCAAAGTCCAAAATAAACCTGCTGGAGACGTTGTACCGCCCCTTAAAGGCAAGCCTTTGACCACTTTGGTAGATGCTACGTTATTGGAGTTCGAGTCAGCAGATGTCCAGTTATTAAAGTCACCTGCGGCACAGTTTTGAATTAATCCGTAGTTTCCATAAACAAAAAGATATGGGAACAACATGACAACACCACCTGAAACATCGATGTTGTTGTCAAAGGTCAGAGTTTCAGAGCCTGAAGTTGTCGCCGCATTACTTAGGAATGCAGTCCACAAATTGGCAGTGATTGTCGATAGGGTTGAGATAGATCCTTGGAATCCTGTTCCTGATCCAATACCACCACCGCTTAATGTATAAAGGTCGGCAAAAAGATAATTTGAGCCACCAGCAGTCACGGTGACAGATGTCACGGCACCGCCAGTAACGACTACAGTTGCTTGCGCACCTGAGCCGATATAGTTGCCGACAATTGACACGCCAGTGTGCGTGCCGTTGGTATAGCCTGATCCAGCAGTATTAATTGAAACGCTTCCGACTGGGCCATATTGCTCCAAATTGGAAGATGTCACAGTCGTATTGGCTGGAATACCTGTACCACTTACTGTTATGCCTGCGCCAATCGCCGCAATAGTGCTTGCAAAAGTGATTAGCTTAGATCCTGATGTCAGGTTAGCCGTCTCAGTAAAAACGCCCACAGGGCTTAATGTATTCCCTGTGAATGGGCCAATCAAAGGTCTTGTATTGACAGTTGAGTCAATGTCAATCAAATTCTGACCGGGATGGGCAATCAGATTATTTTGGCCTGTACCGTATGGGTCGTAACCGATATCAAATTGCCACAATGTTGCATCGCTTGTGTAATAGCTCGAGACAGCAGAAATATAGCCAGTAAATCCAGATCCAGTTCCACCAATGCTTGAATTTGCAATGGTGAATGGCTCATTAAATGGATAGGTATTTGTTCCGCCATTAGTAATCGTTACGCTGAAAACCAAGTTGCTTGACACTACGACAGTTGCCAATGCGCCTGTGCCAGTAGTTGTGACTAATGGGACGTTGGTGTATGTGCCATTGGTATAGGCAGATCCTTGGGTAACAATGGTCACACCAGTTACCGCTCCAAGAGGAGTAATCGGTGTTGGGCCAGTACCTACTGCGTCATCGTTATCAATAGTCCACTGTTGCAAGCCATCGCTAAATCCTGATACGACCCAAGTCTCACCATTTTGAGACTGCAAAATCATGCCACGACTGATACCTTGAGCATTTAAAAATGCCCCGTTATAGCCTCCAATTTTGCGTGGGCGTCCGTACTGAAATCGAACCCATTGACCATCAACATATGCTGGTGCGGCAAATACGGTTCCATCCCGTTGGATACCTGCACCAACTTGTAGGACAGCGACTTTGATAGTCATTAAAACGCTCCGCCATTAATACCAACAGGCAAAAGTAATCCGTTTGCGGTTAATTGGCCTGCCGCAACACCTGCGATGGCAAAACCAAGTTGACCAGATGCCGCTAAATATAAGCCAGTTAATGCGTCACCTTGGAATGACAATGATGGTGCAGATGCTGAACCATTACCTAAAGTCAATGCATTAATAAAGCTAGATGTTGAAGTCTGAGCGTTATAGACGTTCGTGCCATCGCAAATAGCAATAATCGTTTGATTCTGAGGTAATACGATAGTTGTTCCGCCCACTGCTGACGTCTTAAATGTCAATGTGTATGGGCCAGTTGTCAAGTTTCTAAATGAATAGATTTGAACTGTTGGCGGAAGAATGATGACAGCATTACTTGTCAAGGTGCCTGCATACTCTTGAATAATGTTTGATGCCTGTGCATCAGTCAAAGTAGTTGTGCCGCCAGTAATAACAAGGTACAACTGAGTAAACGCAAATACTGCGGATTGACCGTAAGCATAGGTGTACCAATTCAATCCATCAGTAGCTAATACAAGTGATTCTTGAATCTGCAATTGCCATGCCGAGAAGGTCACGTCAATCATGTTTGTGCCTTGTGGGGCAATATTCAAAATGCCTGAACCATCATTCTTTAAAACGATGTACCAGCCAGCACCAACAGTTTGAGCCAATGGCAAAGTCACTGTGCCAGCACCACCAGTCCATGCATACAATCCTGCACGATCTGCAGGCGTCAAAGTGTAATTAGATGAGAACAAAGATACTGGAGTTGACTCATTTAAAGTCGCTCCGATAGCTGTCAATCCATAACCAGCCAATGTGGCGGCATCAGAAGATGATGTTCCGGCACCAAAAGTGACGTTGCTCCATGTGCCGTTGACGGTTGTGTTGTCAGTCAAGTAAATGTAAATAGCAATACCGGGAGCAACTGTAGTGATCGCTCCAAGACCTGAATTCTTAATATTGACTGTATGCGTGCCAATGTTTCTGATCAATACGGATTGACCGTCAGACACCTCTGTTGCCGGAGGCATGATTAAGCTAAGGCCATCGCTAGATGCAGATACCTCAATAATGTTTGCGACTACATCTGCACTATTGCCATTAACAGGCCATTGCAAAATGGTATCGGCGGTGATGGATAAACTCTCATAGCCAACTTGACTTGGAGAAATTGTTTGTCCTGTATATGGGGAAACGTAACTTGTCATTTTTAGCTATCCACGGCAACGGCTTGACGATCACCAACTCGGGCCACATCTTCTGTTTTCAGAGACTGGACTGCTTCGGTGTACTTTTGTTGAAAAATTTGGCGTTGGTCGTTTTTAAGGAACGGCATTGCCTGCAATAGCGTGCCAAACAACATTGCAGTCGGTGCATTCTGAGTTAACCAATTGGTTTGATTGGTCGAGCTCAATGGTTGAATGCGCTCATAGTAAAGCACTTCAAAAGCATAATTTTGATCAGGTGTAGGAGCCAAATACCAGTGATCCCAATCAGTATCTGCATAGAACTGAGGAGCCGCTGTTTCGGTATTGTTGGGCCAAAAATTGGTCAAGTACTCATACTTACGAACGAAAATAGGGTGCCTTACGCCAGCCGCATCGATATAGTTCATCGATGTAGTTTTGCGCCAGCGAGCAGGCTTGGCGACTACTGGATTACCTGCTGTCAAAGTTGACTCTGCAACCTGCAATTGGCCCAAGGTTTTAATCTCTTGGGCAATCTCAAATTCAGCCAAAGTGATAAAAGTAGGGATAGCATCAATGGTAGCCTGATCAGACCTCTCCAAATACTGAAGAACAGTCGATGTCAGGCTGTCATAGGTCATTACCCAAGAAGGTGTCGGTGTCGTCATACTTTCCCCATTTTTAGCCTATTTTCCCACTAGGATTGAGTTCCCACAAGGTCACTAGGTAACGATGCTTTTAACGAACTCAAGCTCTTCTGCTTGCCTGCGTCTTAGTAATCCTGCCATGTGCTTTCCAGCCGCCATATCCCACTTTTCAAATTCATGGGCCGCACCTTGAAAATCACCAGCGTTTATCTTTTTAAGCAATGTGGAATTATTTAGATTCCCACATCCACAATTGAATGCGAAGTCCACAAGGGCGTCAAATTCGCCTTGGGTAACTTCCACTGTCAGTTTTGCGTTAACATCTGCTACGGCCTTTTTAACGTCCTGAGCAAGGTATTGTTCTGCCTGCTCTTGGGTAATGGTCAGTCCTTGATGAACTTCAGGGCCAGTATGACCATAACCAATAGTCCAAGGAGCTCCTCCAGTACCGGGATCAGGATAGGCAGTGAGCTTAACTCCCTCAAACTGTTCAGTAAGGTGTAGTCCATCTTTTGAATATTCCATCATTGTTCAGATCCTATCTTGATACCAGTAATGAGTCCAATAAATCCACCAATAATGGTCTGAAATGCTGGCCCAACTATTTCAAATAATTTGTTGTTATCTACATCAGGGTTAAAAAACCCAAACATGAATACAGTTACCATTGCCAAAACGGTGATGCATAAAGTAAAAGTGGCTACTAATGTAACGTAAGAAGCCAATTGATCTTTTGTCATTTTGTCACTTCATCATATTGAGCGTAGCAGGCTTTTAAAGCCACTCTTATTGTTTCTGCTCTGGTAGCTTCCCGTTGAAGAAAGTCTGAATCCTCTCGGTAAAGCTGGGCTCCAGTACATCCGACTGAACTTTGTCCATTTTCGGAGACTTGACTTGACCTACTGGGTCGGTTGCGCAACTGCACAAGAGCATCAGCGAGCTGATTGTTAATAGCAGTAATTTGAGCATCTTTGTCTTTCCTTATTTGATCTGCGGCGTCTTGCTGTTGATGTTCTTTTTCACGAGCATTCTTTACTTCTTCAGCCTTGTACTCTTCAAACTGGTAGTGCTCGTACTTACCATACCCTAGACCAGCCATTGCCAATACGGCAAAGCCAATCATCATGTATGAACTAAGAGAAAGAGGAAACATTATTCAATGGGCCCTTTTGTTTGAAATCTCAAAACGGCGCAAATGACTCCAATTACAATAACTGTAATTGAATAGAATTTAGGGTCTATTAGATTTTGTAATTGCGAAATATTGTCTGATAGTGCCCCAAAAATTACTAAAGCAAGTGAAAACCACATTACTTTAGATTTATGAGCAGGCTTATTTTGCATGCCACAATCCTGCAATAAAACTGATTAATCCGCTGATGGCTGAAACGATAGCCATTCCCATCCAAAAACCGCCCCTGCTCTTGTTTGCAAGGGCGACAAGCTCTTCTATCTGAGACTCCATTTTGTCTTGCTTTTTGGAGATGTCATTTAGTTTGGCCTCATATCCTTCGACCTTTTGCCAAAGAACGCCATATTTGACTGGGTCAAAGTCGAAGGACATGGTTACCTCTTATTGGGCTATAGGATTATCAGTTGTTGGAGTATCTTCTACAGGTGCTGTTTCTGCTGGAACTTCTTCAGTAGCCGGAGCTTCTTCAGGAGTTTCTTCAGCAGGAGCATCTACAGGAGTTTCTTCAATTGGCTCTTCTTGAGCGACAGGAACCGCTACAGGAGGATTTCCATCATCAGTAGAAGGCATAGGGATTACTGGCTCATCTGAATGAAATGGGGCCAATAATTTACGCTCTTCAGCATGAACGAAATCGATAAAGCTATGAATTTCGCCTTTTGCTTCTGACTCAAATTTCTCTAAGTATGCTTTTAAGTCCATGACTTATCCTTATTGTGCTGGTGCTTCAGCAGGAGCTTCAGCAGGTGCCACTGGGGCTTGTGCTGGTTGTGCACCTTGTGCTTGAGCTTCTTGTTGAATTCCATTAATCAAACCAGAAACATCAATCCATCTTTGGTTACCCAAATATTGAAGGATTGCGTTAACTAGATTGGTTGACAGTTTGATTTCATCCATTTTTTCATCTCCATGAAATTGCCACCAAAATAGGGTGGTGGCTTCCCTTTAAATATTATGCCTGAGCAGGTGCTTGCTGTGTAGCCCAAGGCAATGGAGTGTTAGCTGGGCTAACTGGCGGATTGATTTGTGAAGCAATTTGACCATCAATGTTAGCGTAATAGCTTGCTTGATTGTCAGTAGCTTCATTAATCCAGCCAATAACTTGCGCTTGAGTAAGCTGGTCAAAAGGAATAATGTTTTGACCTTCTGTTGGTGTAAATTGGCAATTACCATCTATTGAAGCAGTGTTAGTACCATCTGTACCTGTTACTTCAAAGACTGCATTTACCACATAACCCGCTGGGTTAGGGATGGTGTAAAGATTTGTTACGGTTGTTGTGTATGTTGTTGTCATTATTTAGCTCCTTTTAATTGGTCAATTTCTGATTTAAGTTCTTTTACTGCATTAATGAGATACCAAACAAGTGGATCGGTATTAACTGTAAATACACCAGTTGATTCTTGTTTTACACATTCTGGTAAAACTTTTTGAATTTCTTGAGCAATAGTACCAAGTTGAATACCTTGCTTATCAATAGCATCGGTAGGCTTTAACTCTGAATCAACTTCTTCAGGCGTTCTATATTCAAAGTTAAAAACAGGTACTGGCAATATTTTTGCAAGACCTTCGTTGTTTTCAACAATGTTTTTCTTAATTCTTCTGTCAGAAGTGGTAGCCCAGGTAGTTGTATTAGCTTGATTGTACGCTCCGCTTGTACCACCAATAAATGCAGTATTTGAGCCTTTTCCTGTTAAGGCATTTCCAATTACAATTTCAGCGGTAGCACCAGTTCCTGACGGTTGTGGTGAATTTCCTATGTAAACAGTACCACTTCCTGTTGTTAAATTTGAACCAGCGCTATAACCAAAAAAGCAATTTGTTGCACCAGTAGAATTTGATCCAGCAGAATAACCAACTGCGGTACTGCTATTGGATGTAGTATTTAATGTTAAAGCCCCAATACCTACAGCAGTGTTATAAGAACCAGTAGTATTTGCAAATAAAGTAGCATTAAGAACACCTCTTGCTTGACCTCCAAATGCAACATTTCCTAAACCAGTTGAATTATTATAAAGAGCCTGAACACCAAATGCTGCAATACCTACAGCGGTTGTACTTAAATATCCAGATTGCCAACCTACAGCAGTAATTTCTCCAGTAGTATTATTATAAGCAGCTTGATAGCCTACTGCTGTGTTATTAGAAGCGGTGGTGTTTGAGTAAAGAGCGGCAGTTCCTAAAGCAGTATTAAAGTTTCCTGTTGTTGCAGTAATACCAGCTTGTGCGCCAATAAATGTATTGTCATAACCAGTTGTTACTGCTGTGCCAGCATAAGCACCAATAAATGTATCACCATAATTTCCACTTACGTTGTTATATGCTTTACCAGCTTGAACACCCATAGTGGTAAATCGTGTTCCAGTAGTATTACTATACCCAGCCTGATAACCTACTGCGGTGTTGTTTGAAGCGGTGGTGTTTGCTATTAAAGCAGACCAACCAAGTGCAGTATTATTATTTCCAGTAGAATTTGAAAATAAAGCACCACGACCCATTGCAATATTTGCTGCACCAGTTGTATTACTATATCCAGCCTGATAGCCAATAAAAGCTAAATCTGTACCAGTCGTATTTGTATAGCCAGCTTGATAACCTACTGCGGTGTTGTTAGAGGCGGTGGTGTTTGAAAATAAAGACTGTGAACCTACAGCAGTATTAGTTACGCCAGTTGTATTTTGTTTTAAAGCTGCGTAACCTAATGCCGTGTTATTGCTAGCTGTTGTGGAGGCTGTAAGTGCAAAAGTGCCGACCGAAGTGTTAAAAACTCCTGTTGTATTTGCATTTAGAGTATTTAACCCAACAGCAGTATTTTGTTCTCCAGAAGTATTGTTAATAAGACTGTTTGCACCAATAGCTGTGTTGTAACCAGTTCCAGTATTTGCACCAGCTAACGCTGAAGAACCAAAAGCTGTATTACCAGCGATAGCACCACCACCTTTACCAACAGTAAGACCTGATATAGAAGCATCATTAGCTAGAGTTAAGCTAGTGCCGTTAAAGGTCATATTGGCAGAAGTGCTGAATGAGCCGTAATGCACCTGCCCTGCTGGGAATGAAGTTTGGCCTGTACCACCGTTGGCAATTACCAAAGTTCCACCAACAGTGATTGCACCAGTAGTAGCTGTGCTAGGTGTAAGACCTGTGGTTCCAAAGCTTAAAGACGATACGTTGATGTTTCCTGCTTTAGAAGCAAGAACTTGCACGTTACCTGAAGCGTCTTTGTAGAAAAGCTTCCCGTCAAAGTAGTTCAATGCCAATTCAGCACCACTTGCACTGCTGGTCATGTTAGCCGCAGATGGAGTGTTGCCAGTGGTTCCACTAGCGTAGATCAGAATCGGGGTATATCCGCTTTGTGCCATTTTTAAGTCCTTTTAACTTTCATGTATTTTGCCATCAGAA